GATACTATTTACAATAAACTGCTTGGTCGTTCATATAGCCCACAGGAACTGGCTTCGATTACAGCAGATCTTAATCTTGCTGAAAAGAAGACGCCAACTAAGACAGTAACGGCATCTACTTCACGAACAACAGGCACTACAGGTGATACATCTACAACATCAACCACTATGCCAACAACATCTGGCGGACTTGATGAGCAGGCTTACATTACCTCAAAAATTAAAGCTAATAAAGCATTACAACCAGAAGTCCAACGTCAACAAGATATTGGCTTTGGAAGTTGGATGGATACAGCCATGCGTGGCGGAGCATCAGTAGCGGGGAGTTTAGCAAATGGCTGATACAACAGCTAGCACAACAGAGGCAGCACGCGAAAGCGGAGCTTTCCAAATTCCACCAGTATTAACAGCCAAAGGTACACCAGACCCATTACTTGATTCACTTACTGAAGCAGTTATTGCTGCTCACGATAAGTCAAAAGACCCAGGCGCTCCAACTCTTACAGCAGTACGTGACTTATACCGTGCTGGACGTTATGCAGATGCTCTTCAGGCATTGTATAGAACAGATTATTACAAAGAATTTCAAGGCACTAAGTATGCCAATGACCAATTAAAACTTAATAAGCCAATTGCTTATCAAGATGTAATTAATAATGACTGGATGCCAGTTTTAAAGCAGTATGCCAAAGATCATGGCCTTGCTATTACAGATGCCAACATTGAATTAATTGCTAAAAAAGCATACGATATGGGCCTTAGCCCATCATCACAGGCTACAACGGATTTCTTTGCTGCCAAGACACCAGAAGGTAAGCCGCTTTATGTATCAGGCATTACCACAGAAGGTGTTGCTCAGACTGCAATGGATGAACTTAAGTCCTATGCATCCAGTATGGGCATCAATAAGAACGATTCTTGGTTCACAACAGCAGCACAGACTATTGCAGATGGCACACATGATTCAACATTCTGGAAAACTGAAATCAAAAACGCTGCCGTATCACAGTATCCAATATGGTCTAAGCAGTTTGATGCAGGTCAAACTACACGTAATGCAGCAAGCCCTTACTTTAATGCAATCCAAAATACTCTTGGCGTTGTAGCAGATTTTAATGACCCAGCAATGCAGATTGCTATGAAGCAAAAAGATAAAGATGGTAACCCAACCACTATGAGCCTTTATGATTTTGATACATTACTTAAGAAAGATCCTCGTTGGGCTTATACAACAGATGCTCATAATCAACTTAGTTCGGCTGCGCGTGATGTAGCAAGAAATCTGGGGGTAGCATACTAATGGCATTTGTAAAAGATTTTAATTCACTTTCTGCCTCTCAACAAGCAGTAATGACTGCCAATGGCAAATCTCAAGGCATGACAGGCGCTGAATATCTAGCATCTCGTGGTGGCATAAATACTGTAACAAATAAGTATGGTGATTCTTATACCGAAGGTCTTGATCTTACTGATGCTGAATACCAGGAAGCATTAGCAAAGGGTGGCGTTACAGCGCTTAATGAAGCCATAACTGCTAAACAAGATACTTACAATAAGAAAAACAATCCTTCAAATGTAGTTAACCCAGCATCTGGCACAACAGGTGCAGTTACTCCAACCTTGACAGCAGCACAACAAGCAGGTCAAGTTAATGCTATTACTGCACTTACAGCCACATTTAATGCAATGGGTCTTGGTGGCGATATTGCTAACGCAATAACAGACATGGTTCAAAAGGGTTACACAACAGATACCATTATGATGATTGCTCAAGACCCAACAAGCAAAGACCCAGTAGCACTTGCTTTTCAAAAGCGTTTTCCTGCTAATGCGGATCGTATCAAAGCTGGATTGGCACCTCTTTCACCAGCAGATTACATGCTCAATGAAAAGGCTTACCGTGCTGCTATGCAGCAAGCAGGATTGCCAAAAGGTTTCTACGATAGCCAACAAGATTTTACAAAGTTTATTGCTAATGATGTTAGCCCATCAGAATTACAATCTCGTATAAATACAGCAGCAGATGCTATTGCAAATGCTGACCCATTCTATACAAGTTCACTTAAGGCTATGTACGGCTTGACAACAGGTGACATGATTGCTCATGCACTTGACCCACAAGCAGCGCTACCACTTCTTCAAAAGCAAGCAGAAGCACTTAAGATTGGTACAGCAGCAGCCCGTCAAGGTTGGGGCATTAGCGCAACTGGTGCAGAAAATCTTTATACACAAGGAGTTACAGCCGCTCAAGCAGCACAAGGATTTAAGACTGTCGCTGGTATGCAAACAGATCAGCAGAGACTTGCTGAAATCTGGGGTGGAGACGCAGCAGCACAAGGTCAGAACCTTGTTGCGGCTACCTTCGGTACAGCAGGTGCAGCATATGCTGACCAGCAAATCAAAGCCTTACAACAGAAAGAAATCAACGCCTTTACTGGCGGCTCAGGAGTTGCCAAAGGCAGCTTAGGAGTCAGCACAGAACAAACTGGCGGCAACCTATAACAGAATCCGTCTCGGTCCACTAGCACCGAAGACGCGTACTTAAAGACTAGGAGTAGAAGCCAACACTCTTTCCCCTGAGAGGTGTTGCGGTCTGCGATCAACTAACTAACAAGGGAGTGCCACATGGCAAACCAATATGAAGATGACGATGACGACTTGGACCTAGAGGATCAGCCACAAGCTGATGCAAATGGACCAGCCAACTTACGCAAGGCATTGCGCCGTGCAGAGAAAGAAAAGAAAGAACTATCGGAACAGCTAGCAAGTATCCAATCGGACCTTCGCAGTCGCTCCGTCAAGGAAGTATTGGCATCGAAAGGCGTATCTGAAAAGATCGCTAAGTTTATTCCTGGCGACGTAAGTACGCCTGAGCAGGTCGAATCTTGGATTGCTGAAAACGCCGATGTATTCGGTTTCACAGCACCCGAAGAAACTGCTCCGTCTCAAGAAGCCCCAACCCAGAACGCAATGCAGGTACAGCGTATTAACGCTGTAACCCACAATGCAAATACGCCATCCCGCGATCAAGACACAGCATCAAAACTTGCAGGTGTCAAGACCAAGGAAGAATTGGACGTTCTAATTTTTGGGCAATCAACAGGCCGACCAAGACGTTAATTCCATAATCGCACACTAAACCCTCATAGAAAGAAGGTGACACAATGGCAAATGCATATACAGACTCAAGCTCTGGCTCACTAGGTACATCCCTAGTACAGACAGCGTATGATCGTTATGTAGAGTTTGCTCTTCGTGCTGTACCTCTTATCCGCGACGTTGCAGATAAGCGCCCAGTACAACAGGCAATGCCTGGCTCATCAGTCGTTTTCCAGATTTACAACGACATGACAGCCGTAACAGCTCCACTATCAGAAACAGTTGATCCAGACGCAGTTGCTCTCGGCAACACAACTCCAATCACTGTTACTCTAAGTGAGTACGGAAATGCTTCACTTGCTACTCGCAAGCTTGAGCTATTCTCACTCTCAGACGTAGATCCAGCAATCGCTGACATCATTGCGTTCAACATGGCAGACTCACTAGACACAGTTGCATTGCGTCAGTTGAACTTCGGTTCAAACGCAATCGCTGAGGTTACAGGTGGATCAACTTCAGCAATTAGCACATATGCTGGCTCATACACAAACGGAACATCACAGGCTTTGGTACAGAATACTTCTACCATCAAATCACGTGACATCCGTCTTGCTGTTGCTAAGCTACGCGCTAACAAGGTTGTCCCACGTCAGGGAGAATACTACTGGTGTGGTATTCACCCAGAAGTTTCACACGATCTTCGTGCTGAGACTGGTTCAGGCGGATGGCGCGATGACCATAAGTACTCAGAGACAGGTTCATCTGAATTCTGGCCAGGTACAATTGGTACATACGAAGGCGCAATGTTCGTAGAATCACCACGTCTATTCAATGCAACAGACGGTTCAGGCGCTTCAGGCGCATCAGGAACATTTGGTACAGCAGGCTACGTATATGGTACAGGTGGCGCTCGCGTCTTCCGTACACTTGTAGCTGGTAAGCAAGCACTTGCGGAAGCAGTTGCTGAAGAACCACATGTAATCTTCGGACCAATCGTTGACAAGTTGATGCGTTTCCGTCCAATCGGATGGTACGGCGTTCTAGGCTTTGCTCGCTACCGTGACCCAGCATTAGTACGTATTGAAACTTCTTCATCAATCAACAACGCTTAATTCTAAGCATAGCCGTCCCCTGCCTTCGGGCAGGGGCGGCACCCTTAACTTGAAAGGTAACAGATGACATACTTACTAAAACCACCTACACAATCAGAAGGTCCAGCTGGTTTTGGTCGTTTGTTCTGGCGTTACAGACTTGAACGTGGAGACTCTCTTCTAGTCTTTGGAACCACAGTACTACGCCAACGTACACCCGCAGTGCAAGACACTCAGAGCGCGGATTATTGTTACCTTGGTGGACATGAATACTATCTGTCAGAAGCTGAATATCAAATTCTTTACAACGCAGGCTACGGCCCATACATTACTATTTCCTAGGGAGCATTGACGTGGCAGCTAATCCAGGTAGATTTAACATTAACATTTACAAAAGCACTACGTTTACTTTATCTCCAGTATGGAAGATTAACAATAGCCCAGTACTTATGCAGGGCTATACAGCCCTTATGCAAGTTCGTGCGGCAACAGATACAGCCGTCATTGTTGAATTATCTACAGCCAATGGCAGAGCAGTTATCACAGGCAGCGAAGGCAAGATAACATTAACTCTTACCGCTGCTGAAACAGCAGCATTGCCTGCTGGAGTTTACATTTATGATTTGAACCTAACAGCCACAGATGCAACAGTTACAAAAATTCTACAAGGAGCTTTTGTTATTAACGAATCGGTGACACAATAATGGCCATTGACCCAAGTAGCATCTCCACAGTTGAAATTCCAGTCCCAACTAATGTATTAAATGTTGAGTCAGATCAATACTTAATTCTTGAAGTTGGTCCTCGCGGTCCTCAAGGGCCTATTGGTTACCAAGGTCCAGCAGGAGTTACAGGCGCACAAGG